ATGGGGTAAGCACCCCGCCAAGGCACGAATGGAAACTCAACCATCCATTGCATCTCTTGCTTGGTGTCGTCGTCTTCTTCCCAGTTGCGATAGATTGACAACACGTTCTGAGTTGCCTTATCCAAGCTGATGATGTAGGGTGCCAGGCCGTATTCATCCTTGAAGTCATGGATGATGTAGCATTCAAAAGTGGTGCGTAGGCCATCGATGTTGTAGCTATCGGGCTGACGACCTTCGATCTTGTTGTTGGCAGTCTCGGCCTTTGATTCGTCAGGAGGCAGCGGACTGGCCATCAGGTCAACGTCCATGTACATGCCTGACTCAACACGCTTCTGATATTCGATGCGGGTCAAGTACTGAACGTGAGTCTTGCGCTCAGATGAATAGAAGTTGGTGGCAGCAAACGGTAGGTAGACGTCGTCGATGGCGACGAACTGAGGCACTGGCCGCCGCTTGTCCTGGTCCCAAGTGATCTTAAGGTATTGGCCACCGCCCAAAGGCAATTGAGTAGACAGCTGTTCGAGCTCGGACCTAAACTCAGGCATCTGCTCGGTCATCTGCCAGTTCATGAACTTGACAAGGCGATCGGCCTTTTCTTGCTTCTCAAGGGTGACTTCACCGATGATCTTGTCTTTGGCTGGACCGTCAGGCGGGAAGAGCTCCTTCATGACACGGGCTGAGAAGTCCACGCAACCCTGAGTCAGCATCGGGTGAACGACCTTGCTGGCTCCTGTGAACGATGCGCCGCCTGGGGCATCATCACCAAGGCCTGTGCGGCGCAGACCCTCTTCATACTGCTCATCCCGCTTCTTGCGGGCTTCTTTGTCTTTTTCTAAGATGTCGCAGAGCTCTGATCCCAGGTTGGCTAGTTCCCAACTGGGCATTGTCTCGGCTAGGTTGGCGTAAAACTCGGATTCGGCAGGTGTTGCTGAGTCATCGAGGGTGACCATTGCCCCACCGTCCTCGGTATCACGGACCTTGGAGTCATCCTCAACCTCGTACATCTCGCCGTATTCTTGTTCGTTTTCAGCCATTCAATGCTCCGGTTAGATCGCGTAAGGGTTCACAAGCCTTGGCTTGATGTCCCGTTCAACTCTGTCTTCAGCTTTTCTGGTGACTGAGAGACTGTTGCGATCAGCAAGCAGCCGCAGCGCCTGTGTCGTTGAGTCCACAAAGTCGTCATGCTTGATTGATCCTTCACCATGAAAGCTGCACAGCTGCGAGATTAAAGGGTCAGCCCAGGAACGAGGAGTCCCAGGCCGTTTGTCAGATTCTACCACCCAAACAAATCCATGTGCAAATAAATGCGAGACCGCGTGAAGGCGCTGGAGCTTATCTGCACGGCCTGGATTGTAGGGGTAGGCAAGGATGTCCTCACGAGCCAGCATTTGACGCAGGCTGATGCCAGATCCTTTGTCCTCGATGATCATCAGGTCGGGTGCTTTGCCGCCGAACATCGATTGTTTTGGGCCAATCAACGGCTTAATCACGGGCCGGGTGTCCTCATCTCCGTACCGCACGGACCACTCCTTCTTGACCCGTTCGATCAGGTCAGGAAGCCCTAAATGGCCTTCCCAGCAGTCTAGCAGGATGAAGGCAGGCTTCTTTTCGTGGCGGAAGACGCCCCACACCGAGCAGGCCGTAGGGTCTGGGTCATGGCTCTTACGATCAAGGGACTTCTCCGTGAACGCCGTGTCGAGGCTCATGACAATGTATTCAAGGAGGGGCAAGGGTTTGTCGGCGGACCAGAGCTTGAACCAGCTTCGCTTAATGATGCCGGTCTCTTCGGGGTCAATAACCTCGGCATGGATCTCTTGCCTTCCAAGCTGGGTTCCCTCGTACTGTGTGATCTCGGCAAGAAAAGACTTTGCAAGATTCGCGGCGTTGTCATAGGTAGATCCCCGAGTAATGTGAATGCGGCTATTCTTTTTCTCGGCGTCCTTGATCAGCTTCCTGACCAGCTCAATTGGGCGCGGCGTGGTTGTGATGACGACCCGTGGGTCTACGCCCAGGCGCAGGCCGAACTTCATCATGTCCCATGTCTCTTGGACGTATTGCCAAGCAGCAAGCTCATCGCACCAAACTCTGTGGAACTGGGGTCCACGTAGACGGCTAGGTTCCTCAGCAGAGAAGCCTCGAATCGATGATCCGTTCTTCATGGTGATCTCGCCAATAGACCTGTTGTAGTTCTCAATCAGGTAATGCGGAACTATGCCCATGATCCCGGAGTCGCCCTCAAAGCACACACCTCGGATGTCAGCAGACGTTGGGGCAATGACACCGCAGCGAACATTAGGGTTGTCGGCTGCATAGTTAGCTATGTCCTCAGCACCTGTCCTGGTCTTGCCAAAGCCACGGCCCGCCAAGATAAGCCAAACGAGCCAGTCTCCAGGCGGCGTTATCTGCTGCTCACGGGCTGTGGACTTCCATTTAAGCTTCCAGGCTATGTGAGCAAGGTCCTCCAGTTCCAGGCTAGCAAGGCTAGATTGGATTGTCGTCAGCTCTGTCTTGGACAGGATCATTTGCCGCCAGCGTTCAGCTTGCCAATGAGATCGGTGATCTGCCCGACAAGCTCAAGCCTTGCTTCAATCGGCCCGCCGTCAGGCCCGGTGATCTCGACAGACCGCTTCTTGGCGTGACCGTACTGAACCAGTTCCTTCATGCAGTCCTTGCGAACCAAGAGGTCGTGCGTAGGGTTAAACGCCATCTCAGCCAAGGCCTCGAGTGGATCACCGTGCTTCTCAACGATGCGCTCGAAGATCTCTTGGCGCTTGACGTCGCGCTTGTTAGGGCTGCCAGGCTTGCGGCCGGATCCAGCAGGTTTGACACCTTTTTGAAATGGCATTGCAATACTCCAATGTTTCTAAATTTTTTCTATTGTAGATTAAACCGCGAACCGCGTAAACAGGGACGCTCAAAAACGCTATAGATGATTATTTTTAGGCTAAATAGAGTGTATTGGTTCTAATAACTAATAAAAAGACTATCGTTCGCTCGTATTCAAAAGAGGAGATCCCCGTGTCTGTTAAAAGGTTGTACTGATACTCTTTGTTATGGCTAGAAATATCATCTATAGCGTTTTTGGTCAAACCTAGTATTTATACCTACCATTGTCATAGCATAGCTTGCACAGAATGCCATATAATCTATGACCTGAACCATTTAATGAAGGAAAAATCATGGGCCGACCAGTAGAAGCCACGTCCCCTTTGGACTTGGACACCATCAAGATCATCGTCTGGGCCAGCGAGTATGGCTCGGGGCACCCAAACATCAGCCGCTTGTACGACAACGAAACCTCAGAGGGCCTTGATTTAAGCCGCGGTACCTTCTTCAATGCGGTCAAAGGTCGCCGTGTCACGCAGCAAGTCATTGACAAGATAGACGAGTTGATTGCGATCAAGGGTTGGAGGGCCAAGTGGCTGGAGCATTGCCGGGAAGAACACAAGAAGCGCGTGGTTCGTGCCTTTGATAATCCCATGAACTATTGCTCGGTGTGCGGCCATAACTGCCCTAATTGCGGGGAGCCAAAGTCTGACAAGCGTAGAAAGGCCGTATTTGGTTACCTCAAGATGGATCCTGTAGACCTTGGCTGCAAGGTTCAAAACCAAGAGGAATAAAAAAAGGGGGCTGTGGGCCCCCTTTAAACTATGGTTGTGTTGGCAACTGCAATTCCCAACAGTTTATTGTATAGCCTTTTTCACAGTTAGCAGGTCATTGATGTCTTGATGTGCTTTTTTGAGCGCCATCATGAGGGCCCCGTTCTCTGTCTCTAAGTTAGCTACCAGCAGGTCTAGTTCCCTGGCGTCTGTAGACAGGTTTCGGCTGCGTAGTTCCCTTAATTCTTCCGTTAGGCTCTCAAGTTCTTTCTTTTTCACAACCACGTAGTCGTCGGTTGCGTTTAGATCGGCGCTGCTTCGGCCCAGTATTCTTTTGATCCAGGTCTTCATGTGTTCTTCTCCCTAAGTTTGGCTTGCGTCATTTGTACGGCCTGAACACGAGTCAATGCCAAATGGCTTATTTCTATAGCTTCTTCTTCCGTCAGCCCTACCCATTCGCGCTTTGATTCCTGAACTGGCATGGGTGGCTGTACTTTTCTTCGAAACAGTAATTCATCTCTATCTGTAATGCCGATTGCCTTAAACCCTTGCTCCTTGATGTTGTCCATAAATTTATCAAAGCGGGTCATGTGTTCTTCTCCTCAATCGTATAGAACCAGTCATCACCGGCAGACCACTTGCGGGTTCCGTCAACCGTGTAAAAGTCTTTGGCCGCCTGGAAATCAGGGAACTTGACATCAGCCGGTATCAGGCTCTGGTCGTACCACAGGCATCTGTTGTTGGGCTGCGTGGCAAACTGGCCATTGTCTAGCCTGATCCAGTTAAAGCTCTTGTGCTCTTCCGCTTGCTCCGTGAACCCTGTATCAAGCGCCATCTCGTCTGCACAGAAGTCCACGGTAAACATGTACCTGCCATAGTGCCATTGCTTGTCCTTGCCAAGGAACTTAACCCCCAAATTGCGCAGGCCAATCTTTTCTACGATGGTGAACCGATAGCCCATACAGTCCCACAGTTGCAAGGCATCTACAGGCAGGTCGCCGTGGTCTTCTTTCCAAACATAAGCATGAATGGGCAGCTTGTCGTACAGCGCCCCGTAGTTGGGTAACAGCGACTCAATGCGGAACACTTGGCCGCGCAAGGCTTTTAGGCTAACCCAGATCGCAGGCTCTAGTTCGCCATGGCCCTTGGTAAAGTTGTACAAAAACTCCCGCCTAACAAAACATTTGATGGGCGGCAGTGATGCAATGATGTAGCTCATGCTTGTGCCCGTGCTCGGATTTTAAATGCCATATCTTTTATATGCCCATCCGTAACTATGTAATCGTAAACATAGTCACACATCTTTGCACACGCCTCACGCTCCTCGTCCACCCCAAGTTGTTTTAACTTGTCGCACAGCACGTGAAAGCCAACAAGGTTGATGTCGCTATCCCAGCCTTTCACTTTGCAGACTTGCAGCAAATCGTGTTTGATTTCATCCTGTGTCATGCGTCCGCCCACTTCTGTTCAATCGAACACCACACCACACGGCAACCTTCAGTGATGCAATACCCGCCCACAACATCGTCAAGCTGCCCACCAAGACGGTAATAGCTTTCATCCTTGAAAGCCCTGAGCGTCTCATCGGCAGCAAGCTGCACAGTGACAGTGCGGATGCCGTCCTTGCGGGTGTAGTCTTTTGTGACTTTCATATCAGCAGACTCCATATCCAAAGGCCGGTCACAAACATGGAGGCAAAGAAAACAGCCAGTATGATTATGGCCATGCCAATCATGAATTGCCCGGCCGTACGCCAGCTGTCCTGCCCCGGGTCTACGCTGTCGTATCTTTTAATCATTGTCTGTTTCCTCCTCTTCTGGTAGTCCATCGAGCACATCGTCTTCGCAGCAATCACTGACGTCCACGAGCCTGATGTCTACGCCATGGGCACCCCAGTACTCGTAGCGGCCGATCCCTTCGTCAATGGTGATGACGCCGCACTCCTTTAGGCAAGCAGCGCAGTACTTTTCATGCGGCCCGCTCATAGCTTAAGGAACACGCACTCATTTTGGTGCCTGTCTCCCTTGGAATCAACGTAGCTTTCGCCGCAGCCTGCTGCCCATTCAACCAGCAAGGCGGCAAAGAAGGCGATTGCCAAAAGGCCAATCAGCCCCTGAATAAGCCACACGATACATGTCTTTAGGTATTTCATTGCGCTGTTTGCCCTTTCACGTAAAAGATGCCATGCAGCAGCGTCTTTAGTTCGCTGACGCCGCCATTGCAGAAGTGCAGGTTGAGGTGGTGGCGGTACCTGCTTTGTACGGAGTGGTTGATGAACTTGGTCATAAGAATCGTACGGTCCTTGCTCAGCGTGTTGTGGCTGACTGCCTGCTCTGCCGTCAAAAAGGTAAAGTCAACCTCTGGCCTTGCTTGCCTAACGGATTCCATCTGGGCCCCGTTGAGGCCGATGATCACGGCCGTCGGCCGCTTTATGACTATCTTAGGGCGTACGGTCAGGTTGTCTAGCATCTTTCGCATGTCAAATGCAGGCATGTGGCGCCAGGCATCTTCCGCGTCGTCGTGCTTCTCTTCTTGCTGCCCTTGCATGCGAGCAATGACACGGTCTGCCAGCGCATCAAGCAGCGTGTTAAACATCTCAACCAACGCGTCAGGCTTGGGAGTTGGCTCAGCGGCTACTGCCTGTGCTGGCTGGGCGGGCAAAGGCCGTGGCTCGCGCTCTTTAGCTCTTTGCTGCGCGGCTACTGCTCTTGCGTCATTTAACATAGCCTTGTAGTTAAAGACCCGCTGGTCGTTGATCTTCGTACGGCGGTCGTGCGGTATGACGTCCTCTTGGGCATACTGCAAGAGCCCTTTGTTGCTCATATTGGGCGTTACGTAGCAGATGTCAATCATGCTTTCACGCAGCGCGCGCTTTTCTTCTTTGGTCCAAACTATTCTCATGATCAGATTTCCTCTTGCTGCACGACGACCTTGTAGCCCAGTGCTTTGATTGAGTTGATGGTGGTTGACTTAAGTGTCTTGGTGCCGGCAATGCCAGCAAAGATCTGCGCAGTCTCGCAGACTGGATAAACGGTCTTTTGGCCGTAGACTGATGTGACTCGTACAATGATTTCCATGGTTGTCTCCTTAGATGACTTCGACAACGCAGACGCGGTCAAGTGCGCGGAAATGAAAACCGAAACCAATGCCGTTGTCTTTTTCGCCAAAGGGAGTTGCGCGAACGCGATCTTCTTTGACGTCGACGATGGTGCCTTCTGCAACACGACCATTGATCTTGTCAGTCATGCGAATCTTTTGGCCAATTTGATAGTTGTTCATGATAAACCTTTCTTCTTTCTAAAGGAATCTAGCGGGAACCGGTATGTAGCCGTACTTTTTCCACTCCATCCGAATCAGCAGAGTGTATGGCGTCTTGCTAACGTCGGCGATTGTCATTGCGTTATGAACTTGCGCGCGAATTCTATAAATTTCACTTTTGCTCATGATGATCTCCTTAAGCGTGCGCTAATTCGATCATCAACTCAGCGATTTCGCTGATTGACATGTTGTCGTAGTCCGACAAGTCATCTGTCTTAGCCAACACGAACGCTTTTTTAGGAACGTGCATGTCGTACTCTTTCATTGCTTTGAGTTCGGCCAAGACTGCTGTGCGAATGTTGTCCATGATAAACCTTTCTTCTTTCTTAGCGGCCAAAGAGAAGATCGTGGGCTTCGCGAATGTGCTTAGCCAGCTTCTTTTCACTTGAATTGCTCAAGCTAATGCCCATGCAGCAAAGCTCGTCGTACACGAGGCCAGCGCGAGCTACATCGCAGCCCAAGATCTGTATGATCATTTTTACGTAGATGTTCATGATAAAACCTTTCTTCTTTCTTAGCAAGGCGAGATTGCCGTGCATAAGTTGTATTCTAGTGTTAAACTGCGCAGTGCGCGCATTCTTTGCAAAATAATTGCTGGGACAAGTACTAGCATCTAGAAGCTCATGGTCCGTAGGCCTAGGTGTTTCTATTAGATGCCAATTCTATGGGCCCAGAGGATCACCTGGTGAGCCTGTCACATGCCCCTTATGAGTCTATTTGCCTAAAGACAAAGCATATCTGTGCGCACTGCTGCACTACGCAGTATAATGCACCATTGAAAGGAATCACCTATGCGCGTAGCTATAGCAAAAAAGATCGCTCAAGAGAATGGTATGTCATTGGAGTACAACAACGACATGCGCCTCTACATCTTGCAAGACAAGGAACAAGGCTGGCCTGACCAGTTCTTTCCGGGCAGCGTGCTGCGCATCATGAGCAACGAGCTGTTCATGTCTTTCTTTCTGCGCATCAAGGATTAATTCAGCCACTCCTTCCATTCGTCGCCAAGTACTTGTGACGAGAGCATCTTCTTCTCGCGCAGGGCCTTGACGATCTTCTCGTCGACGCTCTTCCGGCAGATCAAGTCAACGTAGGTCACCGTGTTCTTCTGGCCGATCCGGTGCGCGCGGTCTTCTGACTGTAGCCTATGCTCTAGGTTGTAGCTGTTGCTGTAGTAGACCACATTGGTGGCTGCCGTCAGCGTAATGCCGAAACCGCCTGTCTGCGGGTTTCCCACGAAGTACGTGCATTCGGGGTCTGTCTGGAAGCGGCGGACTGCCTCCTGCCTATCCTCGTTAGACGTGTCGCCATAGTAAGACACCACGGCTTTCCGGCCGTACACGTTCTGAAGCTCCGTCTCGATGGCCTTGATGTCGTAGCGGTAGTTTGCCCAGACAATGACCTTGCCAGACGCCTCGTCCAGCACCTCCATGAGAGCCGTGATCCGGTTGTTGTCAACAGGGATTACCTTACCATCGTCAGTCGTAAGGCTTCCGCAAATAAGTTGATGAAGACGAAGCAGCCTGGTAAGAACAATGGGAGCTGATACAAGCTTTCCACCCAGTTCAGCCATGGCCAGCTCTTTAAGGCTCTTGTAGTGCTTCTTCTGCTCGTCAGTAAGCTCCACCTCGTAGTACTGGTAGATCTTCTCAGGCAGGTCCAGGCACTCCAACTTTGTGCGGCGCGAAGACCACGTCTGGATTGACTTGGTAAGCTCATCAAGATGCTTGAACCCCTTGACCTTGGTGAACGCGCGGTTACCCGCCGTGATCTTGACCATCTCTGCATACTTTGCCCTAAACGTGTAGAAGCTGGTGAAGCCCAGCAAGTGCGGGTTGAGAAACCAGGCCTGGCTAAACAGGTCTAATGGGTTGTTGGTCACTGGAGACCCGGTCAGGATCCGCCTGTAGTCCGCCTTCCGCCCGATCTTAACTGCTGCCTTCGTACGCTTGGCGTCCCTGTTCTTGATGGTAGTCGATTCGTCAATCACCATCAGAGTCCTGTGGCAGTTGACAAACGAATCGGCTATCTTAAAGCTGCGGTCAAAGGCCAGGGCTTCAATGTTCATGACGAAGATCTTGAGCGGTTCCATGGGAGTCAGCAACAGGTCATAGCTCTTCTTGAGCTCCGTATTGGCTCCGCTGTCCCAGTATGTACCAACCCATTGAACGTAGTCCGGCATGTGCTCTGGCAACTCCTTGGTCACCCAGTTGCGGTACGAACCCTTGTTGCCTAGGATGAACACGGCATTGATCTTGCCTGTCGCGTACAGCCACGCAGCGGTGTCTACCGTGGTCTTAGACTTGCCAAGGCCCATCTCCCAAAACAAGGCGTATTCATCCATGTCCCTGCTGAGCAAGAAGTCGGCTTCTTGATGCTCGAACGGCTTGGTCTTGTATTTGTAGTCAATCATAGGTCAAAGTACCTTTGGGTGCGCGGCGTGATAATGTGGAGGTTCTTCTTAGTCCTTGTTGCAGCCACATAGAACACGCGAAGCTCGTCGTCTTGGTTCTCTTGGTAGCCGTCATAGGTCTTGGGGCTGAGGTCCGTGATGAGCAACACGTTGTCTGCCTCACCGCCCTTGCTGCCATGGATTGTGCTGATGTTAATCCTAGGTTCGCCGCTTAAAGATTCGCCTTGTCTTAGGGCGGCCAGAAAG